TATTGTTGACCCAACACAATGAAATTAAGCAACTTAATACAAAGATTTTTAAGATCATTGAATTATAGTTGGCTTAGCAAATAAAGGTTATTATATTTAGTTGTAAACAATAAAAAATAGTTATATATGAATCTAGATGCAATCAAGAAGAAACTTGAATCTATGCAGTCCAAACCAACAGGGGGAGGTGCAAACAATCAAACCAAGCGATTTAAACCGCAAATTGGTAAACAAACGGTACGTGTTGTTCCGTTCAAATACAACAAAGAATTTCCATTCACGGAAATGAAATTTTACTATGGAATTGGTAGTAAAAAAGTAATTGCTTCTCCTTTAAATTGGGGTGAAAAAGATCCAATTGCTGAATTTGCAAAGCAACTTCGTGGTACAAATGACAAGGAAAATTGGAGATTGGCTAAGAAATTAGACCCTAAAAACCGGATTTTTGCTCCTGTAATTGTACGTGGTGAAGAATCAGAAGGAGTTCAAATGTGGGAATTTGGTAAAGAAATTTACGAAGCATTTTTGCAAATGGCCGCAGATGAAGAAGTAGGTGATTTTACAGACATCCTAATGGGACGTGACATTAAGTTAGTTACAGTTGGACCTGATTCTACAGGAACAGCTTACAACAAAACTACAATTACACCTTCTATGAAAACATCACCATTAACTGAAGATGAAAAATCTTTAGAATTATGGTTAGAGGATCAAGTTAATCCAAAAGAATCTTACAAAATGCTTCCATTTGATGAAATCAAAACAGCACTTGCAGAATGGTTAAATCCTGAAGAGGAAGAAGAATTCACTCCTGCTGATGGAAAATTAACAGTAGAGGAAAAACCACAATCAAATTACAGTTTATCTACAAAACCAGAATCTAAAAAATCTAAAGCAGATAATTTTGATGCTTTATTTGAAGAAGATGATGATATGCCATTTTAATTTATATTAAAATATGGCAAAAACACAACCAACTAGAAAATCGCTAACTGAAGCGGCGGATAAAGAACTAAAGTCCGCCTTTAGTTTAGACAAATTTAAAGCAAATAAAGGTTTAGCATCTAATGTTAAATTTAAAGAACAAAAGTGGATACCATTTTCACCAGCGTTACAAGAAGCTTTATCTATTCCTGGAATTCCTTTAGGCCATAATTCAATGGTTAGAGGAAAAAGCAACACAGGAAAATCTACTATGACTATTGAAGTAGCAGTTAATGCTCAAAAAATGGGAATATTACCTGTATTAATCATCACTGAGATGAAACACGATTGGAACCACTGGAAAACAATGGGGTTTGAAATCGATGATGTAGTTGATACAGATACAGGAGAAATAGTAGATCAAACAGGATTCTTTATTTACAGAGATAGAAGCTCTTTAAACTCAATTGAAGATATTGCTACATTCATAATTGATTTATTAACTGAACAAAAGAAAGGCAATCTACCATATGATCTACTCTTTATATGGGATTCAGTTGGTTCAATCCCATGTGATATGTCCATTAATCAAGGGAAAAACAACCCAATGTGGAACGCAGGAGCTATCGCAACTCAATTCGGTAACTTTATCAATCAACAGATTGTAATGTCTCGTAAGGAAAGCTCAAAATACACGAATACTCTGTTTATTGTAAACAAAGTAGGTGTAGCACCTGCCTTAACTCCAATGTCACAACCTAGAATGACAAACAAAGGTGGAGATACATTTTATTACGATGTTTCTTTATGTTTAACATTTGGTAACGTTACAAATGCAGGTACATCAAAAATCAATGCTGTTAAAGATAAGAAAAAAGTTGAATTCGCATTACGTACTAAAATTGCTTGTGATAAAAATCACATTAATGGAATTACTACAATGGGAACTATTATATCAACAGTACATGGATTTATTAAAGATGATCCAAATGCAGTTAAAAAATATAAAGATGCACACGCTAAAGAATGGGCAGATATATTAGGACAAGGTAACTACTCAGTCCAAGAAGATACTAGTGAGTGGGATGAAAAAGTAGCTACCCCAGATTTATTTGAAACCGAAGATTAATATGAAAAAAGACCTCTTAAACCTCCTTGATACTGTGCAAGAACATGGAGAAGAATTGCCACAATCAGAACGCTACCTGCTAATAGATGGACTTAACTTATTTTTTAGAAATTTTAGTGCTATAAATGCCGTAAATTCAAATGGAGTCCATATAGGAGGTTTAGGGGGATTTTTTCGATCTTTAGGTGCTTTAATTAGAACACTACAACCAACACAAGTTTACATGGTGTTTGATGGTGTAGGATCCTCTAATATTAGAAAAAATATTATTCCTGAATATAAATCAAATAGAAATACATCTCGAATAACTAAACACGAATTATTTGACAATTTAGAAGAAGAAGATGACTCTAAAATAAATCAAATTGTTCGTATTATCCAATACTTAAAAACATTACCTGTTAAAACAGTATCTCTACCTACAGTAGAGGCGGATGATATCATCGCATATTTAAGCAGTACATTGCCTACAAAACCCGAAGACAGAGTATTCATAGTATCTAGCGATAAAGATTACCTGCAGTTAATTAGCGATAAAGTTATAGTCTACAGACCAATTGAAAAAGAATATTACACTACAGATACAGTAAAAGAAAAATTCAATATTACCCCCCATAATTTTTTACTTTACAAGTTACTAATGGGAGATAGTTCAGATGGTGTAACTGGAATTAAAGGATTAGGGGCAAAAGGTTTATTTAAACGATTCCCTGAACTTACTACCCAAGATTTATCCTTTGATGATTTAATAAACTTAGCTGAAGCTAAATTAAAAGAGCATATTATATATGCAAGAGTACTACATAACATACCACTATTAGAAGACAAATATAGGGTAATGGATTTATCAAATCCTATGATGGATGATAAAGATAAAATGTTTATTGATAAATTTGTAGAAAATACACCATTAAATTTTCTTCCTGATACATTTGTTGAAATGTGCAATGAAGATCAAATTGGGAACCTAATAAGAAATACAGATTATTGGGTTCGTGATATTTTTAAAGATTTGTTGGAAAACCAACAATAAGTTATTATATTTAAATAAAAGTTATAAAATGACACTTCAATCAATTGATGAATACGGTCCATCGTTTCAAATGAAAGTTATATCTTCTTTATTAACACATAAAGAATTTTTACAAAACATAAATGATGTACTAAGCGATGAATATTTTTCTAACCCTGCACATAAATGGGTTATAAATCAAATCATACAATATTATGAAAGTTATCACACTACCATTTCAATGGATATTTTAAAAGTTGAAATGAAAAAGTTAGATAACGAGGTACTTAAAGTATCTGTTAAAGAGCAATTACGTGAAGCATATAGAGCAGATTTAGAAGATTTAGAGTATGTTCAACTTGAATTCTCAACATTTTGCAAAAATCAACAACTAAAAAAAGCACTACTAAATAGTGTAGATTTACTTAAAGCTGGAGATTACGATTCAATTAAATATATGATTGAATCAGCAATGAAAGCTGGACAAGATAAAAACATAGGCCACGAATACAGAAAAGATACTGAATCACGTTACCGTGAAGATCACAGAACAATAGTTCCATCTCCTTGGCCCGCTATTAATGAATTAATTCAAGGTGGTTTAGGAAATGGAGATTTAGGTTTAATTTTTGGCAGTCCAGGTGGAGGAAAATCATGGACATTAGTTGCTTTAGGTGGATTTGCTGTTAAGATGGGATACAATGTTATTCACTATACTTTAGAATTAAGTGAATCCTATACAGGACGAAGATACGATGCATTTTTTACAGGCTTACCAGTAGATTCTTTAGACAAAAATAAAGATCAAGTAAATAGTATGATGTCTGATTTAAAAGGTGAATTGATAATTAAGGAGTATCCTATGGGAAAAACTACAATAAACACTATAGAATCTCACATACAAAAAGTAAAAGATTTAGGGATTGAACCTGACCTTATCCTTATAGATTATATTGATCTTCTTTCAACAAGAAAAAGAAATGTTGACCGTAAGGGAGAAATAGACGATATTTATACTAGTACCAAAGGATTAGCTAGAGAGCTTAATTTACCAATTTGGTCAGTTTCCCAAGTAAATCGCGCGGGAGCTAAAGATGATGTTATTGAAGGTGATAAAGCCGCAGGTAGTTACGATAAAATGATGATTACCGATTTATCAATTTCATTATCAAGAAAAAAAGAAGATAAAGTTAATGGAACCGGAAGATTCCATATCATGAAAAATAGATATGGGATGGATGGATTAACTTTTCAAGTAGATGTTAACACATCAAATGGCCACATTATTATTGGAGACCATTACGATGAAGAAGCAGATACAGTTGCACCAAGAAAGTCATTAAATGGTAATTTTGATGATTTAGATAGACAAATGTTAAGTAATAAATTTTTTGAATTAAACACATGATAACAGAACCAAGACACTTTTACAAACCATTTGAATATCAAATTGCGTTTGATTTCTTTAAAGATCAACATCGAGTACACTGGCTAGCAGATGAGGTACCTTTATCTTCAGATTTGAATGACTGGAAACTTAAATTAAGCGAATCAGAAAAAAACTTAATTGGAAATATTTTAAAATCATTTACTCAAACCGAAGTACATGTTAACGATTATTGGTCCACAAAAGTATCAATGTGGTTTCCAAAACCAGAAATTCAAGCTATGGCTCGTGTGTTTGCTGATTTTGAATCAATACATGCTGAAGCATATGCACGCTTAAATGAAGAACTAGGTTTAGATAATTTTGCAGCTTTTATGGAAGATGAAGAAGCTAAAGCAAAAATTGATCGTTTAATCGAAACTCCTGGAGAAACATTAAGTGAAAAAGCTCTTTCATTAGCTATATTTTCTGCATTTACTGAAGGTGTAAATTTATTTTCTTCATTTGCTATTTTAATGTCTTTTCAACTACGAAACATGATGAAAGGAACAGGCCAAATTGTAGAATATAGTGTTAGAGATGAATCCTTACATTCAAAAGCAGGATGCTGGTTATTTAGAACATTAATGGAGGAAAATCCACATTTAGCTACAAAAGAATTTGAAGACCAAATTTCAATAGCTTGTGATATATCAGTACAATTAGAATTTGATTTTATTGACAAAGCATTTGAAATGGGTGAAGTTGAAGGTTTAAATAAAGACCAATTAAAAAACTTTATTAAGGAACGTGCTAACCAAAAATTAATTGAATTAGGTTATAATCCTTTATACAACGATATCGATCCAAATTTATTAAAACAAATGGAATGGTTCGGACATTTAACAAGTGGTAAAACACACCAAGATTTCTTCGCAGGAAGAGTAACAGATTATTCAAAATCAACCGCTGACTGGAGCGATTTATAAAAACAACACATGAGCAAATTAAACGTAGACACCAGTAAATGGGTAAAAGGTAAAGATTATCCTGAATGGTTAGATGAAATTGGTAAATCCATAGTTTCACAAGGATATTTACTACCGGAGGAAAATGTATTTAAAGCATTTAATCGAGTATCAAAAGCAGCCTCTCGTAGACTAAAACGTAAAGATCTTCAACCATTTTTTGCTGAAGCAATGGAAAAAAATTGGCTATGTTTAGCATCTCCTGTTTTATCTAATTTAGGTACAGAACGTGGAATGCCAATTTCTTGCTTTGGAATTGATACAGACGATTCAATTGAGGGAATTGCATTAGCAAACTCTGAATTAATGCGTTTGTCATCTCAAGGTGGTGGAGTTGGAATTGGTGTGTCTAGAATTAGAGGTAGAGGTAAAGAAATTTCTGGAAATGGTGTATCTGAGGGTGTAGTTCCTTGGATTAAAATATATGATTCAACAATTTTAGCTACCAATCAAGGATCCGTTAGACGTGGTGCAGCATCAGTTAATTTACACGTGAATCATCCCGATATAGAGGAATTTTTAATGGTTCGCCGCCCTAAAGGAGATGTCAACAGACAATGCCTAAACATGCATCAATGCGTTGTTATAGATGATGATTTTATGAACAAGTTAGAAGAAAAAGAACCACGTGCTTTAAGACTATGGGGTGAAATTTTAAAAACTCGTTTAGAAACAGGTGAACCTTATTTGATGTTTGAAGATAATATAAACAATGCAAACCCTCAAGCATATAAAAACTTTAACTTGAATGTTTCAATGACAAACATTTGTTCTGAAATTGCACTTTACACAGATCCATTACATTCATTTATTTGTTGTTTATCTTCATTGAATTTAGCAAGATGGGATGAATGGAAAGACTATAAATTTGAAAATGGAATGACTTTACCTGAATTAACTTGTTGGTTTTTAGAAGGTGTATTGCAAGAATTTATAGACCGTTCTAAAAGTCTTAAATTTATGGAAAATACTCACCGTTCTGCTGTTAAAGGTAGAGCAATTGGTATTGGAGTACTTGGATGGCATACATTTTTACAAGAAAAAGGAATCCCTTTTGCAGGTTTACAAGCAAATTCATACACTCGAATAATGTCTCAATTTATTGAAGAAGAAACATTAAAAGCATCCCGAGATCAAGCAAAAGAATATGGAGAACCAGAATGGTGTAAAGGAACAGGCTTAAGACACACACATCACCAAGCAATTGCTCCAACAGTATCAAATGCAAATATTTCAGGTGGAGTTTCTCCTTCAATTGAACCAATCCCCGCAAATGTATTTAATTTAAAAACAGCTAAAGGTACATTTATTAAACGTAATCCAACATTGGAGCGTTTACTTGAAAAAAAAGGATATAACATTAATAGTATTTGGGAACAAATAGCTAAAGACAAAGGTTCTGTAATAGGTTTACCTGATCATATATTATCTGCTGAAGAAAAAGAAGTATTTTTAACATTTAAAGAAATTAACCCTTACGAAATTGTTCGTCAAAATGGAATTAGACAAAAATATGTTGATCAAGCAATTTCCTTAAATTTAACATTTGATCCATCTGATTCACCAAAATATATTAGTGAAGTGCATAAATTAGCATGGAAAGAAGGTATTAAAACATTATACTACATGAGAAGTGAAAGTATTTTAAGAGGAGATAATCTCCAACGTACATCAGAATGCATTAGTTGTGAAGGATAGTGGACTTTTAATAATTCTTACCATATGTATAATAAAAATACTATGGTAGGAATTTACAAAATAACTAATCCTAAAGGTAAATCATATATTGGATTATCTAGGGAAATAGAAACTCGATGGAATTCATATAGACATATGCAATTTCAATCAAACACACTTTTAAAGGAATCATTTAATCAATATGGACCTACAAATCATATTTTTGAAGTAATTGAAGAAATCCCCTTAGAAGAAAATACATATGGGAAGAATACAGCAGTTCTTCGTAAACGTGAACGTTACTGGATTAATTTATATAAAACATTTGAAAATGGTTTAAATCAAAATGGTGGGGGAAGTGGATGTAATGCACATACAACAGAATCTAAACAAAAAATATCTGAATCTTTAAAGGGAAAGCCAAAACCACCAGATTTTGGAGCTAAAAGAAAAAAATGGCAACACACCGAAGAATTTAAAGAAAAAGTAAGAAATTCTCCCCGTTGCCCTGTTTTAATGTATGATTTAGAAGATAATTTAATCCAAGAATTTCCAACACAACAACATGCGGCCGACTATCTGGGTGTTAGAAAACAAACCATATGGAATTTTTTAAATGGTTATATTAGTTTAAAAGGAAAAAGTAAACGAATTCATATTAAAGGATTTAAATTTTCTTATAAAGTTTAATATGTATAATAAATTAATTTAAAAATCAAATTATGAAATTAACTAAAGAACAAG